GCTAATGGATCACTAGCAACAATGCTAGAACCTAAGCCTTCAACCAATCGCTCTGCATCTCCAGCAGGTACAGCCGCTAGAACAGCACAGCAACGCGCAGCAGAAGCAGCAGCAGCGAAGCGAGCAAAAGAATTAGCAAAACTTACAAAGCAACAAGTAGATGCACAGAAGAAACTTACAGCCGAGCAGAAGAAGCAGAACGCTCTCAAAAAGGCTGGGTCAATCTTTGACTTAGACCAGATTCAGATTATTGCTGCACTCAAGGGACAACTCTCTGAGCAAGATCGTAAGCGTCTCGAACTCCAGTTCGCTTTACTTCTAGGCAATGAAGAAGAAGCATCACGCCTTACATACCAGCTAGCCAAGGCTCAAGGATTAGGCGAGCAGATTGCCCGTGACCTAGCAAGCCTTCCAATGGCTAACAATCCTTTTGCATCATGGGAAGCCTATCTAGACAAGATTGCAGAGAAGGCTCGTCAGATTGCAAGTCTTACAGTCAATGCGCCGCTTGGTACAGCAGCAGCCGCAGCAGCTTCAAGTGGCATGGTCTCAACCAACGTATCTACCAACGTCCCAGTCACGGGCTTTACACCTCCTCCTAGTGGCACATACGGCACTCCTATGGGAGCAGTCCAAGGCCCACAAGTAATCGAGTTAAAGATTACAGGCGATGGAGATTTGACCAACACAATTGCAAAGAACCTTATGCAGCAAAGCCTTTCTACTGGCAACCAAACTTATGTGAACCGTAGAACTGGTGGCTTTGAGTAATGGCATTACCTGCACAGATAGCGGTTACTTTCGACTTTAGCTCTGGTGCAACATTCGGGGCAGGGTTCGTCATAGGATCACCAGATAACGGCGTTATCGGCGTTAATACTTTCGGTGCATCTGACGTAGTTATCCCTACAGTTGATCTAACTCCTAACGTGTATTCAATCTCAATTCGCCGTGGTCGCAATATCATGAAGGACACCTACGAGGCTGGCACAGCCATTGTCAGAGTCTTAGACCCTACAGGTGCGTTCAACCCACAGAACACGTCATCGCCTTACTACCCTTACCTTGTGCCTCTGCGTAAGTTGCGTGTTGCAGCTACAACCACAACGGCTCAGCACTTTCTGTTTAGCGGTTATGTAAATGATTACAAGTATTTTTTCCCACAAGGTCAAGAAACAGCCTATGTGGATATTATGTGTAGTGACGGTTTTCGCCTTCTTCAGATGGCTAACGTGGGAACAGTCCCTACAACTCCAGCAGGGCAGACAACAGGAACACGCATAGGCAAGATTCTCGATGACGTGCAATGGCCAATATCTATGCGATCTATCTCAACAGGAGATGCAACCTGTATTGCAGACCCAGCGACTATCCGCACAACCCTTGAGGCAGTCAAAAACGTAGAGTTTTCAGAAGGTCTAGGCGCGTTCTACATGAGCCCAGACGGTACGGCTATTTTTAAGTCTCGCAGTCAAGTGACTGGCACTTTAGCCAATACAGCGACAGCCTTTAACCAGACTAGCGGTATCCCATACAAGAACCTTAAGTACGCCTTCGATGACAAGCTCATTATCAACGATGTGAAGTTTAACCGCGTAGGTGGCGGAGCCCAGAACGTTATTTCTCAGGCTTCTATCGACAAATACTTCCCACACTCTTTGACACAGGAAAATCTTGTAGCTGAGACAGATTCTCAGGTAGCAGGGGCAGCGGCCAACTATGTCAATACTCGCAAAGAGACCACAATCCGCATTGACGAGATGACCGTTGATCTCTTAGACCCAGCAGTCCCAACCGACACTATGATTGGCTTGGACTACTTTAACAACTTGGCAATCACAAACGTGACCGAGCAAGGCAGCACAATCAGCAAGACACTTCAAGCGCAAGGCTTTGCTTGGGACATAACACCTAACAAGATGAGCGTCACAATCACCACGCTCGAACCTATAGTGGACGGATTCATTATAGGAAGCAGTACCTACGGTATAATCGGACAATCAACTTTGAGTTACTAGGAGCAACATGGCAACCTTTCCAGTCGCAACAGGCGATGTATTAACAGCAGCGGTGTATAACTCGCTGACCGCCTTCACAGTCGATGCAGACGCTACGTCTGACTACACAGCAGTCCTAGACGATCAGTACCAAGTCCTAGTGCCAATGAACAAAGCCACAGCAGTGGCCTTTAAGATTCCTACAAACGCCTCTGTAGCGTTCCCAGTAGGCACAGCAATCACCGTCCTTAACAAAGGCGCAGGACTTTGCACTATTTCAGCGGTTACCTCTGGCACGACTACAGTGCTTTCAGCAGGTGCAGTTGCAGCTTCTCCAACCTTGGCTCAATACAAGACAGCGGTTTGCATCCAGACAGCCGTAAATGTCTGGTATGTGGTGGGCGCGATTTCGTAATGATTGGCGTAATTACAGCAGGATTATTTGGTCAGCCTATTATTCCAGTTGTTATCTTCGATGTTGATTGTCTCGTTGCAGCAGGCGGCGGCGGCGGAGGAGGAAACAACGGTGCAGGCGGTGGCGCAGGCGGATTTAGAACTGCGACTTTAACATCCTTATCAACTGGGACAAGTTACGCTGTAGCAGTCGGAGCAGGTGGAGCAGGTCAGCCTTCTAGCGGTAAAGGTTCTAGCGGAAGCGTCTCAACATTTTCAACAATTAGTTCAACTGGCGGCGGAGGCGGCGGAGGATACTCTGGCGGATTTGTATTACCAGATAGCGGTGGCTCTGGTGGCGGCGGTGCAGGCGGTATTCCAACAGGCGGTTCCGCGGGAGCTTCTGGTAACGCAGGTTCGTATTCTCCAGTAGAAGGTTTTGCTGGTGGAACTGGTGCAAACACAACTGCCGCTGGTTCTGGTGGCGGCGGCGGAGGCTCATCAGCCGTAGGTGGAGCTAATGAGCAAGTTGCAACTCGCGGTGGTTTAGGCGGTGCTGGTACAGCTTCTTCAATTACGGGATCAAGCGTCGATTATGCAGGCGGTGGCGGCGGCGGAGGACAAATTGCAGCGGCAGGTGGTACAGGCGGCGGCGGTGCAGGTGGTTCTACTGGATCAGCAGGCACAGCGAATACTGGCGGAGGCGGTGGAGGTTCCAATAATAACGTTGGAGCTAATGGCGGCTCTGGTGTTGTAATTCTTAAATACCCAGATACACAAACAATAACTATTGGTGCAGGATTAACAGGTACAACAAGTGGAGCATCAGGCGGTTTCAAGCGTACAACCTTGACTGCTGGCTCTGGAAATGTGAGTTGGTCATAATGGCACATTACGCATTTATTACAGATGGCATAGTTACTGAAGTTATTACTGGCATTGACGAGAATGAACTTATTGAGGGTCAATCCACTGAGGATTGGTACAGTCAATTTAAGGGACAGACTTGCTTGCGCACTTCTTACAACGGCAAAATTCGTTACAACTACGCAGGGATTGGCTACACCTACGATGCAGTAGATGATGCGTTTATAGCTCCTATGCCTGAGTGCTCTCATGATTCATTATTTCTTAATACTAAAAAGAAGTGGGAGTGTGCTAGCTGTGAAGCCGATACTTTGCAAAGCAGGACAACAGCTTAGACTCCAAGTAGATGACACTTACGGCGCAGATAGGGATAGATCATCGGACGGCTGGATTGGCGATGTACGTCATTCGACACGTCCTTCTGACCACAATCCTGATGCAGCAGGTATCGTCAGAGCGATTGACATTGACAGGGATTTATCTGGTAAAGCAAAGCCAGACCTCATGCCTGACCTTGCAGATCAGATTCGACTTGCAGCGAAACGTGGAGATAAGAGAATCTCTTACATCATCTTCAATGGTCGCATCGCATCGTCTCGCATGGGGTGGCGTTGGCGGAAGTATTCTGGAATTAACCCGCACACTAAGCATTGCCATATTTCTTTCACTAAAAAGGGCGATTCAGATGATTCGTTCTTTAATATCCCAATGATAGGCGGCACAGCATGAATATGAAGAACCCTTACCTAATGTCAATAGGAGCGTTCCTAGCAGTATGGGGTACAACCTCAAACTTTGCTCTGGACTATCGTGCAATCCTTGGCTCACTTGTCGCAGGTGTCTTTGGATACGCCACGCCTAAAAAATGACAGCTGTAGATTATGCTGCTTGGGCTGTGGGTGTTGTCACTGTGCTTGGTGGTGTTGCTTCATATACCCAGTTCATGATTAAGCATTACCTGACAGAGCTAAAGCCTAACGGTGGCTCCAGCATCAAGGATCAGGTCAATCGCCTTGAAGTGCGTGTCGATACAATAATCGAGATGTTAGGTAAGTAACACTTATCTCATGGCAAGAACTAAGAAGGTCATTGACCTAGATGCTTATTCAGCTTTAGACCAATACTGCATTGCTCTGCACGTTTATTACACCAGTTTGCGCAAGGCTGGCTTCTCTACTGATATGGCTTTCTGGCTTCTATTAGATCGTGAGTCCTATCCTGACTGGATTCTGCCAGTCAAGCCCATCGAGAAAATATCGGGTAATCCCTATGAGGACGATGACGAGGACTGATGAAGAAAATCGTAATCCTGAGCGACTTGCAAGTTCCCTACGAGGACGTACATGTAACTCAGAACATAGCTCGATTCCTCAAGACCTTTAAGCCAGACCAGACAGTTACCATTGGTGACGAGATTGACTTCCAGACAATAAGCAAGTGGTCAGAAGGTACGCCACAAGCCTATGAGCAGACCCTTGGCGATGACCGAGACCAGTGTGTGCAGCTTCTCTGGGAACTAGGCGTTACAGACTGCATACGATCTAACCACACAGACCGTCTTTACAACATAATTATGAAGAAGATTCCTAGCTTCCTCAGCCTGCCAGAGCTGCGCTTTGAGAAGTTCATGAAGTTTGACGAACTAGGCATAACCTTCCACAAGAACCCAATGGCCATTGCTCCTAACTGGATTGCAGTCCACGGCGACCATACGCCTATTAAGCAACTAGGCGGTCTTTCAGCCCTTGAAGCAGCCCGTAGGCATGGCAAGAACGTCATCTCAGGACATACTCACAGAGCAGGGCGTAGCGCCTTCACAGAAGCCTCTGGAGGCCGTATAGGGCGTGTTCTGCACGGTGTTGAGGTAGGTAATCTCATGGACTTTAGACAGGCTGGATACGTCAAGGGAACGGCTAATTGGCAGCAAGCCTTTGCCATCATGTATGTAAAGAGTTCTAACGTGCAGGTGGACATAATTCACATCGAAAAGAACGGCACGTTCATTGTCCAAGGCAAGGTCTATGGAAGGGTTCGCTAGACCAGACTTCGGAGACGAGACAGTCGATGAAATCGTTACCGTTTCGTTATACAAGTTTGGCTTCTGTCGCCTGCATCTGCTGTAATACTTTTGACGTACACGAAGTACGGGTACAGAAGGGCTCAAAATGAACACAGATCAAGCACTTGTCCTGATGGGGCTAGTCGGTGCATTTACTGGCTTCCTCATTGGCTACTCAAAGGGACACGAACACGGCAAGATTGCGGGGCGTATTGCTTTAAGAAAGACACAGCGTCAGCTAGAGCAGGTGGGTCGATGAATGCTAGAGACTACCTCAACGAAGCGCGAGCTACTATCCAAGACCGAGGACTTGATTACGGTCACCCTAGCGACAATATGCA